GGGATTTTGGTGGCACTAACATGTTGTACACATCACCTTCTAACTATAGAGCGATTGATGATTTGAATTATATACTCGACAGGCACATGGCTAGTCCAGGTTATGATAATCAGCCTTGCCTGCTCCGGTTGCAACGATTTACGGAAAGATGGGAGTTGTTACCTATAACAGAATATTTCAACAGAACACATAAAGGCATAATGCCAGGAGCATATCAAACAGAGTATTTTTTATTGGCTCACGACAGTGAACCAGAGAATAATGGAATACCACCTGAAAGGAAAACACTAGGAATGGATATCAAGACACCTGAGATAAATTATCACTTTCCGGACATATCAATTATAAACGATTACGCGTTTACAGAAATGAATGGGTCTGACTGTCAACAGCTACTGAACAGTGTTATTGTGCATAGATACGACAAATCTAGCAAGCAATTCGGCGTCGATATACCAGAACATAATATAGCTAGTGTTAGAAATCAATTTCAACAATTGTTCGTCAACTATACATTTGGTGGTATTGGAGGTCACGGGTATACAAGTTGGTTGAGCGACACGAGTAGAGAGAAAAATTTTAATTTTCAAGTACAACCATCTTGGGCTGGTGATGAAACCTCATCATATATAGCCGGTCGGAATAAAACACTAATGTCAGCATTTTTACTAGGAAATTCTATTGAATTTACATCCAGAGGAGAAACCAGTCGACGAGCCGGTGTTTGGATCGCAATAGATAGAGACAACAATTATATAGATAATGATTATGAAAAGAAGGTACTCGGACAATACTTTGTTACAAGAGTAACGCACAAAATAAACCCGCAAGGAGAATACAGTAATGATATATTAGGTATAAAGCCATACCTATATGAAGATCTATCTTTTGACACTGTTGATTTATTTGCAAAAGACACAAACCACACACCTGTAGGATAATATGGCAGAACTAAAAATAGACCCGTTTCGAATCGACATAAATTTGATGTCATCAGTAGATTTACAAAAACAATTGACAAGTTATGTTGAATTACTCATTGCATTCCCAGATGAAACAGCCGCGAACAGCATGTTTTGGCATACAGATGCGCATAGTGATCCCATATCAAGTAAGATTGATTTTTTTAAATTGTTAAATAGTAATGAACTTAAAGTCTCTGGTAATGCTGATGGGTCAAAGAAAATTAAAACAACAGAACAAGATCTAAAAAATAAAAATATTCGTGATCAAATCGGAAAAACACAACATGTGGTAACAGATACCGGAAACAAATATGGCAAACCTGAGGTTAGTAATGGTATCGCCGAAACAAGAGTATATAAAACAGAAAAAACATGGAAAGAAAATATACCAGGTCAAACACACGAAAACGCAAATGGCGAATGGGTGACAACACAACTACCACCAGAAGAAAAAGAACATCCTGTAGTTGAACCAACGGAATATCAAAATAAAGAAACAACATTACAAGAAAAGTTCGGTATGAAAGACATGAGCGCGTGGTTCATGTTGTGGTGGATCGAGAAATTCAATACCACACACCCTGTAATTAAGGATCAACTCATAAACCTCCTAGGCGAGGATAATGAATATTTTGTAAAATTTAGTGAGAGTGTCGGTCAACTCAAGAATTATGATGACGCCAAGGACACCTCAACGCTACCTATCAACGATCTAGACGTGTCTTCAAATTTAGAAGAGTCAGTACCTAATGTTCTTCCCGGGATAGCTAAATATTGCACCAAGCCTGAAACAGAATCTCTCGCGTTTGATTTGTCGCGAAAAACAAACAAAATATACAGAAATAATATGTTCTCAATGTGCGATAACAGTTCAAAAGACACTGTGGTACAAAAAATCTACCCAGACGTATCAGAGAGTCATGGTTGTAACCTAATACAGGACTTTTATCACCCGTACAGAATGTTATTGTATGTTGATACAATACGGGAACAGGTACAGTCACACTTGAAGGGACTATACGATGTGTTAGAATTGCTGTCCGATCGAGAAAATCACATGGTTGTAGGTAAACCCAAACAAATAATAATGAAGGTCGAACAATTCACTACCAGTGTCAATTTACTAAAAAATAAAATACGCCAATACACACTGACAGACACACAACAGACATTATCTAGGTATGGAAAACCGACAGCATATAACAACCAGCCATTAAATGCACAGATATTAGCAGTACCAGGTGTTACAGAAGATTCGCTTGACGGTTAATTGTCAATCTCCGCATCAGTAGTTTCTGTTTCTATAACCTTGCCACTGTCTATCAACTGTTTGAACACTTCATCTCTTGTGAATGTAATATTGCCTTGGTCTTTATCGTTTAATAGAGCTTTTTTGGCTTGTATATCCATCGTTTTAACAGTTAGTTGAGTGTCGGTTTTTTGTTGTTGTATGTATATTTTGTTCAGAGCTTCTATTGCACTGGTACTAGCCTTGTACAATTCCGCTAAGGAGTGTACATCCTCCGGTTCTGGTGCACTGATAATATATTGTTTGATATTATCGATCGTTTCCATGCTGTCTTGTATGAGCCGACCAGTATTGTTCAAAATAAACTGCTCTAAATCATCCTTTTTCAGGGTAAATTCCGGCTTATCAGCAGCCCGGGCCAATTTGGTACTATCTTTGAGTTGATCAATTAGTGATTTAATTTGTTCATCATCAGACATACAATTATTTAGTAGTTGAACACAAAACTACAAGACGTTATAATATACATATGATGATAACAGTAGAAGTGAAAGGTCATGGGTCATTTGTCATTCATGCTGATAAATTAAACGAGCTCTTAACATGGTTACAGAATAATTCCATGCCAGTGGAAGTGAACACCCGGGCATTACACGACGACACACTATTAAATGGATAATATAAAAATAAAATTTAAAAGAACGCACCAAGATGCGATGCTACCTCAAGCAAACAACATGGAGACTCACACCGGAGATTCCGGTTTTGATCTTGTTGCTGTTGAAAACACAGTGATACCACCACATGGTAGTAATGTTGTGCCAGTTGGACTCACATTAGCAGATATAACACCAGGTTATTGGATGCGAATTGAACCTAGAAGTGGATTAGGATTTAAACATAGTATACAACCACATTTAGGTGTGATTGATAACGGTTATCGGGGAGATTTAGCGGTTAAATTGTACAATTTCAATAAGCGCAGTGAATATAGAGTTAAAAAAGGTGACAAGATAGCACAATTAGTGATATATCCACTACTACAGCCTGTGTTTGAGTATTCAGACGAGATAACTGAATCAAACCGGGGTGATAAAGGCTTTGGATCATCAGACATGCCACCAGACATGCAGGAAATTAAACGTCAGGTATTAAATATTCGCCAATCTGATGATGATTGGTTTTACGCCGACGCATACACAGGTGAAAAGATTTCAAATGGTGAATATATACCCAATCCAATGAAAATCGACCAAAGTGATCCTGATTATATAAAAAATCCAGACTACAAGAGTGATGTTTGAAAATTTATGGATAGAAAAATATCGCCCGAAATCTTTGGATGAGATTGTACTGAGCGATCAGAACAGAAACATATTCAAAAAATTTCAAAACGATAATGAGGTACCCAACTTGCTGTTTGTTGGTAACGCTGGAATTGGAAAAACTAGCTTGGCAAGGATAGTGTGTAACTCTATACTTAAATGTCAGTATTTGTACATAAACGCGAGCGATGAAAACGGAATTGATACAATTCGCACGAAGGTCACAAACTTCGCACGTACCAAAAGCTTTGATGGTAATATAAAGTGCATCATTTTAGATGAAACTGATGGTTTGAGTTTAGATGCTCAACGCGCGTTGAGAAACACAATGGAAGAACATGCTGCAATAACCAGATTCATACTAACAGCAAATTATAATCATAGAGTCATCCCACCATTACAAAGTCGGTGCCAGTCTTTTGATTTAACTCCACCAATAAAGGGGTGCATATCCAGAATGTACAGCATATTACAACAGGAGAACGTGCAGCTGGACGAATCAGACATGGATAAATTTAAAGATTTTGTCAAGGAATGCTATCCGGATTTGCGTAAATGTATAAACGAGATACAAAAAAATACGATTGATGGTAAAATTGTATTTGACAATCTCATCAAAGTCAAAGATGCGTTTATACAGAATTTGTATAATATTGTAGACAAAGGTCTGGCACTTAAAGCTCGGAAGAAGGTAATTGAAAACGAAACAGTGTTTAACGGTGATTATACAGAGTTGTTAAGATCACTATTCAATTATGTACATGAAAACACATCAATAGCTGATGAACAAAAAGCAAAAGAATTAATAGTTATATCAGAACATATTTACAGATCCGCGTTTGTGGTAGATCCGGAGATTAATTTTTACAGCTGTTTATTGTCTTTAAGAGCTTAGCCCATATACCCAGCTGTATATGAAGCAGCGCCGGTGGCTCCCGGTTGTTTTATATCATCTTTTGGTAAGTTCTTATTCACTTTATCGGCCGTACCGGTTTGATACCCCGGACGGACAAAGTTGTCAACTTCACCTTGGTCTTCTCCGGATTCTTCTTCAACCTCTACTGGCTTGACATCTACTTTGTCTTTTCTTTTAAGGCTATCCGGCACTTCCGGCAATGTATCGTTTGGACCATTCAGTTCAATTAAATGTTGAGGTACCGTGAAAAATTTACCAGTAAACCTACCGGGGGCAGATTCTTGAGTTATATCTACATGAAAATCATCAACTTGCAAGGCTTGATCGACACTCGAATTGACAGCAGGCCTAACAGCCTTGACACTACTGACCCGTAATAGTAGGTCTGATTCACTCAATTCTTTTAATCCTTCAATGACCTGCGCGGGTGCTTTTTGTGACCAATCATCAGTATCCCAACCTTGTTTTAGTTTAATTACATCACCTGTTAAAAAACCACCCCCTTGAAATCTAGTAAAATTACTCTCAAAAATCATGTCAAATCTGCTTTTCATCGTAATTATTTATGCTGCACTCGGTTATTTCCAAGCGGAAACAAGCTTTGACGATAAATATTTTAAGCATGGCCATTAGAGTTTACACCGGAACAGCGAAACCAACACAAACAGAGCGTCAAACTACGTTTAGGGATCTACATCTAGATTTATCAGAAGAAGACAGCCCTCGAAGTACATCTCTGTTTGGTTCTACAACAAAAACAGACTTACGTACATCAATCGATGAAGGAGCAATCCTAAACAGCTTAAAAAATATATTCACCACAACCCCAGGTGAAAAATTATTGAACCCAACATTTGGTTTGAGTTTGTATCAATGGTTGTTTCAACCAGCGGATGAATTTACAGCTCGAGAAATTGGGGAAGCTATTGTTGAGGGTATCGAGAGATACGAACCCCGCGTAATTATAAAAAATGTAAACGTGAAGGTACAAGAGGAGAACAATCAATACACAATAGAGTTGGTTCTCACGATTCCCACATTAAGTATTGTCAACAAGACATATACCGCAATTCTAGAACAACCCGGCTTTGACTTTTTAACAAACACACCTTCTTAAAATTATGGCAGATAAATATACAGATTTTCAAATACCTGAAACAGGATATGTAACATTCGATGCGGAGAGTCTACGCGATTTAATCATACAGCGACTAAACGCGCAAGGTACATTCACAGATCAGATATACCAAGGTAGTAACATGTCATCATTTATAGATGTGATAGCGTATAGCTATCATGTGCTGATGTATTATCTAAACAGAACATCAACAGAGACGTTGTTTTCTGAAACAACAATATATGAAAATGTAAACAGAATAGTTAAGCTGTTAAATTACAATCCTATAGGTTATCAAACATCTACACTCAATTTTAATGCATTCGCGACTGAAGATCTAGTCCCCGGCTCATACACAATACCTAGATATACATATGTTGTGTCTAACTCAATTGCTTATTCATTAGATGCAGACGTATCATTCACAAAAAATACAGACACAGATGAGCCCATTGAAATAATAGGTGACAAATATTTACTCTACCAGGGTATGTGGGTTGAGCATCCGGAGATCATATCTTATGGCCAGGACTTTGAGACACACTTGTTACTACCAGCTGAAAAAGAAACGACAATAGATCATTTCCATGTACATGTGTATGTTAAGGACTCACAAACCGGGATATATAACCAATACACAGAAACTAGTTCACTGTACTTAAACGGTCCAAACGACAGGGTGTTTGAGAAGAGATTTTCTGAAAATGAAAATTATGAAATAAAATTTGGTAATAATATCAATGGCGCTCGGCCACTCGCTGGAGATGTTATACAAATATATTATTTAGAATCCAAAGGAGAAGCCGGACAAGTAGGTCCAAACTTTTTAGACGATCTAAAGATCGCGATGTTTGGTACAACAAAATTCGGTAAAATAAAAAATGATATTAAACCGGAGAATATAAGATATATTACATTTGATAATTTGGAGGCGATGTATTTCACAAACGATACACAATCCACAATCTCCCAGCAACGTGAAACAGTAGAGGAGATGAAACGAAAAGCACCTTTACATTTGGCTAGCCAAGATCGCCTTGTGACAATCAATGAGTATAGTACCTTTATAGATAAGAACTTTGGAAACATGCTAACTAGCTCTAAAATAATAGATAATGACACATATATCGACGGTCATATGAAATACTTGTCTCAAGACATTGGCATCGAAAATCCAAATCTAGAAAGTAGAGTAATGTTCAACCATTACAAGGCTTCCACATCAACACATTTTAACAATGTGTACATTTATTGTGTCCCTAAAATATCAAAAAACACATCTTCACAGATCATGACCAATTTTTTAACACAATCACAAAAAGAATTAATAACAAACATGGCCAACCCAAAGAAGATGTTGTCACATGAAATTGTGTTGGTTGATCCTGTATATGTCGGAATTAATTTAGGTGTTGTCACTGCTAACGAGATACAAACAGCGAATGTTACCGACAATACTATTTTAGAAATAACTAAAGAGTCAACTAGCTTGAGAGACGATGATGCGATCATACAGCAAGTTAATGACTTAATTTTAAATTATTTTGATAATGTAAACTGCAGTCTAGGACAACTTATTGATTTAAATGTTTTAGGTTCCAGTATATTGGAGGTGGATGGAGTTGATTCAATACACACCTCCCGGACTGATATTGATTTAAGGTCCCCTGGATTGAGCATGCTCATCTGGAATCCTGTATACACGAACGATGTAACTATAACAAACCAAAATATAAAATTACCGGATTTTAAATTCCCATACGTATACGATTCATTCAATTTATATAAAAAGATTAACATTGTAAAATAAAATGGCTACGTACAGTACATTAGAAACTACTAGTTTCACCGATCTTATAGTACCATTTAATACATTTAATGGTATATCTGATATATCCACTGGATCTGAAACCATAACCGGTTACACATTAGATATAACGAAATTTAAATTTACACCTGACTTAACTGCACTCGAAAACACACAATTTGGAATCAGTCCTTCGAAGTTAATTTGGGACTTCGGTGACGGTACAACAGCAAGCGGATTTTCAGTTGAAAAACATTATCAATTTCCCGGCGAATATATTGTTACTACAATATTAACCGATCAAACCGGCAAAACACACAAAAACAAAGCGACACAAAAAGTAAAGATATTCAATTATATGCCTGACGCGCTACAGTGGTACACTCCTACGATTGCTAAAGAATATGGTGCTCAACCGGAAAGCTGCACATGTGGAG